TATGCTGAAGCTAGGGCTAATAAGAATGACTTAACCTTAATGGAAGATTCTCATACATGGGTAAACAGTTTAATAAGTAAAGGATTTAACATGCCTTTTATTAAGCAAGTTTCTCCTGATGGAAAACAGATGTGGTTTGTCCAGGATGGAGTAGATTATGTAGCCCAATTAAATGGGACAGGCGTAGTTAATGTTGAAAAGGCTAAACCTGACCCAGGCGTTCATAGTCCCTTTAATCAAGGATATAAAGATTATGCTATGTATAATCCTATGGGTAATCATAGACAAAACCCAGATAATGAAGAGGAGGAAAACTTTTAATGCCTATTAAAAAGAAGGGTGATAAATGGTACTGGGGTAGCAAAGGCCCATTTGATTCTCGTCAGAAAGCTGAACAGGTGGAACAGGCTGCTCACTCCTCAGGATATGAACAATACATAGAACACAATGAACAGAAAATGGTAAATAGTCCTGTAGGTGCTTCTGATGAAGGAACACGAACACCATCAGCTGGTGAGATTGCTCGTAATGAACGACTTCGGAAAGAGAGTGGTGGTGCTGTTGGTGAGACTAGTGATAACAGTGGTGAGGGTACTGTATTTACATCCGCAGATGTACATACTACTACTTATGGTAGTAATAAAAAACGTAAACATGCTGCTGGCCCCCCTAGAGTAGACAGATTTTTAGATGATGGAACACCACATATATTTTCTAAAGAGCTGACTGATTTAACTGACTTTGTAGAGAAGTCAGCTTTTCCTTCAGATAATTTTGAAGCCCAAAATAGACAGAATAATCCTAAACGGTTAGATTGGAAAAAGAAACGAGATGATACTGAACATTCCGTTGCTTATAATAATCTACCTGAAGGGCAGTTTTATAAAGAAGACCCTCCTGCATATGTAGAACGCTCTAAGAGTATTCAGGATAAAGAAAAATCTGATTCTTATACATTAGCTCATCAAGAAGATATGGAAAGGAAAATAAGAGGGTATGATAAAGAGAGTAAGAAGAGACATGGTGATGCAGATGAGCAACCCGCTGGTCAGATGGGAGGTGCTGCTGGTCAGATAGATTACAGTGGTCTTAATAAACAAGAGGGGTATGGCCCTGCGGGGCAGGATGATGAGTTGCATCGAACAGGTGTTAAAGACCGTATTCCTAAACGTAGGAATGATAATAATGAAGAAGATGCTGAGTTAGAATATCCTATGGTATCTAAAGAATATAATATATTTATTAAAAAATGTGAAGAGGAGATGGAAAACCGTTATTGGAATTCCAATAAATAATATTATGAGTTGTCCGAAGTGTAATGGTATTATGTACCTAAATGTAGATGGGGATTTAAGTTGCCGTATGTGCGGTAAAGTTATAGTGTTAACGATAAGGAGAGATTATGATTCCAGAACAGGCAAAATCCGAGATAATAAAAAAGAGACAAGCAGGCGAAACATGGACAGCAATAGCAGAATGGATGGAAGAGGAGACGGGGATAAGCGTTCATCGCAGTACCATTCAACGTTGGTACGACAAGGAGGGGGATTACGACGAAGGGGGCGATAATCGTTTAGAGAAACAGGTTGATACATATAAGAATGAATTGGCCTACTATAAGAAACTATACGAACAAGCAACTGAAGAAATAAATACTCATGAATCTCTCATTGATTTGATTCATGTAGTAACAGAACCCTTCCAGTCACAACCCCTTATTCCATCAGTACCTCGACAAGGTAAACGAAGTGGAGAATCACAGAGCGTTATAGCTCCATTATCAGATACACATATAGGAGATAACGTAAATTACAATCAAATGAGTGGTTTAAATGCTTATACGATTGATATTTTTAATACTCGATTGTATGGGTGGGCTTCTCAGATATTAGATTTAGTTGACTATCGAAGAAGTTTTGTAGATATATCTGAATTAGTAATTCCATTACTAGGGGATATGGTCAGTGGTGATATACATCAAGAGCTGCGAGAAACTAATCAAGATAATACAATGGGACAAATGATTAGGGGTGCGAACTTAATTGCTCAAGCATTGATGTTTATGGCTCCGCACTTTGAAACAGTACGGGTGCCATGTGTTGTTGGTAATCATGGACGCATGACAACTAAGCCTCCTGCTAAAGATAAATATGTTAACTGGGACTACATGCTGTATCAATGGGTAGCAGCATTTTGTAGAGAACAATCGAATATTGAGTTTGAGATTCCTAAATCTTTCTTCCATGTGTTCTCTGTTTGTAACAGGAATATTTTAATTATGCATGGGGATTCATTAAAAGGTAAGGCTGCAACAGCCGATGTTCTTAGGACTCTTACTAATATGAGAACAATATTACAATATAGAACTGGTTTAGAAGAAGAGGTTTCATTAGGGCAAATAGATGAGAATAGTTTTAATGATGCTCATTTCTTTGATTCAGCGTTCATGGGTCATTATCATAGAGTAGATGAGTTTGATATAGGAACGGGTGAGGCGCATCTGTGTGGTTGTATGAAAGGTGGGGATGAATTTGCTTTAACTCAATTAGCTGTGATAAGTAAACCTAAACAAATAGTTACGTATTGGCATCCTAAGTATGGGTACATTGGGAAGGAAGTGGTGTACTTAAATCGTTATGATGGGTCTAAAAATAAATTTATAGATTCATTGCCATCTGTTTGGACAGATAGAAATTCGTAAATAAAGGTATAATAAATTATGGGAAACCTTTCATATGAAATAGAAAGACAGATTGCTAGACCTACCTTGGAGGTAGTGATTCGGGCCTTGGAGAAGAGTTTGCAACAGTTCACTCCTTCTGTATCAGGTAATCTTAAAAGTAGTTTAGTTCTTCGTAAGACTGGAGATTTAACCTATACCTTATATGGCCCTGATTATGCACAGGAAGTTGATCAAGGAACTCCCGCTCCCGTATCTGATAAATGGACACGTTCTCATAGGCAAAGATATAAGGGAACTTTAAGATGGGTCACTCGTACTTATACAAATTTTATGCGCCCTAAGAAATTGGCTCGTTTAGTAGGAACTCCGCAAGGCCCGTGGAGAATTCTGCAAGACCAAGGGCGCGCGGGGTCTGGGTTTATTGCACAAAGTATGGAGGATGCCTTTCAACAGGTGTTTTCTAGTGGTGGTCAATTAAAGGGAGTGTTACCAAATGTGATTGAAGTCACAAGTCTTGAATAGAATAAGAGGAGTATTATGACTGAAAGATTAAATATTACAGCAGACCAAGAGTATATATTAGCCAGACATTCACGTATGGTTGGTAAAGTATTAGACCTTATTGAAGCATCTATGCCTGAAGGTACTCAGTGTGAAAAGTTTAAGAAGCTTGTACAAGTACCTTTATATGATTTTCGTAATGATATACTTAAATTAAGTGCTGGAAAACCTTTAGAACTTTCTGATTAAACTATACTTTAATTAGGGTTTTTCTATATTTGTAGTATAATAACTTAGGCATTTATATAATGAAGGTCGGCGGTGGCTTAGACCAACCTTTATTAATTTTTTTGGCGTATAATAAAGGAGGAACTAACATGGCTGATGAGATTTTGGGACGGATTGAGAAACAGATGGAGGGCAGTAATTTGGCCCTAGCTGCTGTTGCTGACGTTCTTCGTAAGATGGACGAGCGTTTGTCTAAGGCAGAACGAGATGAAGATGAAGATGAGGAAGAGAAAGCTGCCGATATTGAGAAAGCAGAATTGATTAAATCAATTGCTGTTGAAGTATTTGAAATGGTGAAGGCTGATAATGGTCTGGACGTAGATGGAACCAAAGTACGTTCCGGTGCTAAGATAGCACAGGGAACTGCTGCGGATGATGCTGCCAAACAGGTAGATCCCACCCGTAAGATTGAAGATGTCCAAGCCACTATTCAAGCAATGCAACTAGCAAAAGAAGGCGATGATGACGAGAAAGATGAGACTGATGATGAAAAGGAACATCCTGCTGAGGAAGAAGATATGGAGCGAGGGCATGGATATAAGTCTGTAGAGGAATTGACTAAGCAGTTGAATGACCTCCAATTGCAGCTACAAAATGTTGAGGGGGGCATCCAGAAACAGGTTCAAACTGAATCTGAAGAACGTTTGCGGAAGATGGGTTTCCGCGAAGAAACTGGATTGCAGCGTCCCAAGCAGATTCAATACGACCTAGGTACTGACGGTACGACTCCCATTGTTAAACAGCAGACTGAAGGAGATACGGTTGACCAATTGGTTAATCTATCTTACAAAGAATTGCGGGAACTTTCAGCCCGTATTCAGGCTGGCGATACCGACGGGATTCCCCGTGAGTTACTAGTCTAAAATAAGGAGAAAAAATTATGGCTAATCCATCACTTGCAGAATATCTAGCTCAGTCGCAACGTGGAATGTATCAGTCGGTTTTCGGGCCTGACTATTTGCAGAAAGGTGTCTTCACTGTAGACACAGCGACGGGCATTTTTAATACGACCTATGGTCGTAAAGTTTGGCAGGCATTGAACAACCAGACTAGGTTCTTCAATGCAATCCCCAGAGTAGTTTGGGGTAACACGGCTGGTTGGCGTGTCAGGAGTGACAGGGGAACTAATCGTTCCCTGCCTGTTTCTGAGACGGGTAACCTCCCAACCGTGGATGTCTCCCAGATTGAGACTATATCGAGCTTGCCTCGTATAGTTGCTACGACCTTTGGTGCTTCCGTGAAGTCAGTCTTTACGGCGCAGATGGAAGGTGGTATTGGGGATGTCCTGGCGATGGAAAATGAACATGCTCAAATCGACCATGTGAAGGAAATTAATGAAGAGATGCTTGCGGGTGCTGCTTATATAGTTTCCGCTGGTTCTGTCCCTGGCGGTACTACCACAGGTACATTCACAGTTCCTCCCGCTATCGCTAGACACTTTAAGATTGGAGACACAGTAGTACATTATGATAAATCTGCTGCCTCCGCTGCGGGACTATGGGATGTTGGCTCCAATGGAGCTTCTAACTCCCGTATAGTTTCAGCTGTTAACTCCACCACTGGTGTAGTTACTGTTTCGGTTTCATTTAACGCTACCCCCGCCGATGGCGATGGCATAGCTATTTATAGCCGTGCTGGTATTACTAGCATTGACGACATTGTTGCTGAAGATTTAATGAACTTTGGTAACGTTGGTGCGGGTGATACCGACGCTGTATTCGGGATTGGTGGCGTAAGAGCTTATGACCTTTCCTTTGGTGGTCGTACAGCTGGCGATTGGAATGCTGGTGCTTCCGTTTCTTACAACGCTGGTACAGGCCGTGAACTCTCCCTCACTCTTCTTGATACTGCTATCCAGAAGGTTAGGGAAAATGGTGGTGAGCCAAAGCTCATCCTCATGGGACACGATCAGTACTTCAAGTTGGAAAGGTTGTTGAATACAAACCAACGGTATATGGGTCAGGAAGAATATCAGGTAGGTGTAGGCTCTGAGCGTACCTTCCCTGGTACTCGTACTGGATTGATTCTGGCTACCTATCTAGGTATCCCAATCCTACCTGATGCAGATGTACCTAAGTCTGTATCGACGGCTGATGCCGTTCTCGGTACTAACGTTTATGTGTTGGATACTGATTATATGGAAATGGCTATTGCTCAACCTACTCAATATATTGAGAACCGTGACTACTTCGCTGCGAACCAGTTGATAGTTCGTGGCCTGTTGTACACGATGGGTGAGATGCGTTGCAAAAACATGTGGGTTCAGGCTAAGATAGCTGACCTGGATTCCTAGTCATTTTGAGGGGTGGGAGTCGTAAGGCTCCCACTCCCTCTTCCATTTAAATACGGAGGTCTAACACTATGGTTACCGGAGACACTCAAGATACGTTAGACATTAGATTAGCC